CGCGCATCTGCCGCGGCAACGCTGGCGTAGGATTCGGCGTCGGCCAGGCCTTCGCCGGTTTCGATGATGATTGACATGGCAACTTTCGGAATGGATCAATGAATGCCCCGGCGTGCGGGGCTTGTGGCTTAGGCTTGGTCGGCCTTGCCTGGCTTCGACTTCGGCGCGCTGGCCAGGGTCGCGGCGGCCTGCTTAGCGGCTTCGTCGCGCAGGCGCTGGGCTTCAGCTTCATTGGCAGCGGCCTGCTCGGCGTTGCGGGCGGCGGCCTGTTCGTTGGCCGCGCCCAAGGCTTCGATACGCTCTTTCGCTTTGCTCAGGCGCTGCTCGCGTTCGTCCAGTTCGCGCTCGCGCTCCAGCAACTGCTCGTGCGCAGCCCGCAATGCAGCTGCCCGCTCGCCGTTTTCGTTCGCTCCTTGAGCGAGATATTCGGCCTTGATCGTGACTTCCGGCACGTCTTGCGCGGCATTGGCGCGACCAACGGCCACGTTTGCATCAATGATCTTGAGGCCTGCTTGGCGCGCAAGCGCCTTGACGTCCTCGTTGTATTGGAACATCGGCCCTGGCAGATACCAGATATTTCCCGGTGCTGTTTCCATTTGGAACCCCGATTCTTGTATTTGTTGAAGGAGGCCGCGCCCGATTAAAGGCGCGGCCCGCTACTTACTTGGTCGCGTCGCCGATGGTGATCACGCCAGCGGTGTGTTTGTCGCTGGTGGCAACCTTGTCCCAGTTCGAGCCGGTGCCCAGGGCCGCATCGGATGGCGATTTGCCGCCCGACGCTTCATCCCAGGTGTAGCCCTTCAAGCCCAGGCCGAAGGTGTAGTCGACCTGCATCGTCGTTTCGATGCGCTGGTTACCGTTGGTCGTTTCGATGTTGCTGATGATGTCGGAGCCATCGGTAACGGTTGCTGCACCTTCGGCCAGGGACAGTACGCGCAGCTTGGCAGGTGCCGCTGGGCCAGGTGCTGGACCGACGGCTGCCGAGTACAGTGCCGGCGCATCGGTGACAACCACCGGCTTGCCGAGGATATCGACAACGCGAACGTTTTGGGCCTGGAACAGCTGTTTTTCATTGGCCAGGTTGGCGCCGATCAGCTTGTGGTAAGTCGTGCCGTTCATGATCTGCGCCACCAGATTGCCGCTGTGATCGCCGAACTTGCCGTGAGCTTCGTTCATGGCGATGTAGTCCAAACCCCGGGTCGCGCTCACGTCGTTGACGGTGTTGGCGTTGTTACTGATTGCCGCCACCAGTGCTGCAATCGCTGTGTTCAACTGGTCCGCCATCATCGCTTCGGCAAAATTACGCGAGGCAACTTCGATGCCTTCCGCCGTCGGTTTTTCGAGCCAGGTCATTTGTGCTGGCTCGAAGCGGATCGGCCCGAAGCCACCCGCGATCTTGACCGAGCTATGCTTCAACTGGGTCAAATCCGTAGCTGCCGCCGTACCATTGGCGCCATAACGGTTCACACGGCGCTGTGCCGAATGGATCGCGGCGAAGAACGATTCTTGCAGGAAGTCGCCTTCGAAACCTTCGGTGGTGAGGCGGATTGCACCATTACTGGCCGCGTTGAACTTGGCCACAATCTGCGCCAGCGTCTCGATGGTCGCCGGCATTATGTACTTATTGAAGACTTGCATTTGGGTGAGAGACATTTTTAGCCTTTCGCTAATTCGGGATATTGAGCAGCAAAAGCAGCGGCACGCTCTTCGCGCGTCCCGCCGAGATTGCCCGTTTGTTTTTGGCCGCCACCGCCGCCATTTGGTTGTTGCGCACCACCGCCAGATGCGCCCGAGCCTTTGAGGATCTGATCCTTGTAGGGGTACTGATCCACCAAGGTTTCGAGCGCTTCGTCAAAGTCAGCCAGATCGCCCGGGCGCGTGCGCGAGAAGATCTTGTTGCCTGCGCCGTCGTAAGCTACGATCTTGCCGGCTTCGACCTTGAACGCCTGGCCGAAGCGCGCCTGGACCAGGTCGACCGGAATAGCAAACTTGTCGGTGATGAGTTTCGAGCGGTTAAAGCTACCGCCGATCATTTCCGAATACAGGCTGCCGGTGATGGCTTCCAGCTCGGTCTTGGTGCGGGCCAGCTCGTCGGCATGGGCCTTGTTGGCTGCAGCAACCTGCTCTTCTGCCGCCTTTTTCGCTGCCAGCTTGATTTCTTCAACCTTGCCGGCCGTGAGCAACTTGCCTTCATCGACGTTTTTCATCAGCTCGATCGCTTTCGCTGCAGCGGCGGGGTCGTCAATGCCAGCGAACGCTTGCAGCTTTGCTTCGGCAGCTTCCTTGGCTTCGCGGTGAGACTTGGCCTCTCCGTTCAAACCTTGGATCTTCTGCACGGCAGCAGCCGCATCAAACGGGACTTCCTTCCCGTCGTCATGTACGTAGACTGGCTTGCCATCCTGGACAACGACATTGCCATTTGCATCGAGTTTGAGTTTCATTTGGTGGCTTTCTGGGCATCCGCCCGTGTGAATGGCCTTCTGGCCGTGCGCCGCGTCGCATCCGCTTGCGGCAATAAAAAAGCCGCCAGGTTGCCCGGGCGGCTCAAAATGGTGAAAATCTGCTATTTATACTTCTCGCGCAATTCCTCCAGCGTCAGCTTGCGCCCTTTGAGGTTCATCAGGTCATTCAGCGTGATCTTGCCTGCCTCGTACATCTCGGCGCGGCCTGGGCCCAGGTATTCAGCCCGCCAGGCCTTGTCCTTGCTGGCCAGGAAGTCCTTGAAGTTCATCTTTGCGCTGACCGCGCCGCCTGAGCTGGGGCGCGTGCCGGCGGCCGGCTCGTCCAGCTCGATGCCCAGTTCGGCGAACGTCTTGGCTCGCGTCGTGATCACACAGCGACAGCTGAAATGGATGGCGCCAGGCCCGCCCGCCCATTCGAGCGCGTGATTGATCGGCTCCTGGTCGTGCAGCGAGTATTCCATCAGGTCGCGTGCGGCGCAAAGCAAGCAGGTATTCGAATCCAGCGTGGAGAGCCAGACCAGGCACTCGATCAGGTCGGGATTCTCCTGGAAGCTGGCCAGGCGCGCCGCATTGGCCACCGCTTGCACCGAGCTATGAACCAGCGCGCGGGCGTTTGCTTCAGACGTTTTCAGAATGCCGGGCATGGCCTCGGCATCCTCGCCGGCGGCCTTGGCGCTCTTGCCGACGACCCGCGCAACGATCTGCGAGGTCGTCTCACCCTGTGCCGCGCCAAGCCGCACCTGGTCGGCGAACCGGAATTGCGTGGCCTGCGTCTGGCGCTTCCACCAGTCGGCCGACGGCGCGCCCTTGATCAGGGTGTCCCCGACCAGCTTGTCCAGGTATGCCGCTGGCGGCAACTTGGCTCCCAGCTCGATCTTGAATGCCTGGGTCAGCACCTTGGCCGTGTAATCAGCCTCGATGCGGGTCAAACCAGACAGATTGCGCGCCAGCTCGGCTTGCATGCCACTGTAGTGCGAAGCGATAACGGCATTTGACTCACGCAGCAGCGCGGTCAGGCGCTGCTTACCGTAATCCGATATCTCGCCCTCGCCCAGCTTGGCAGCCAAATCGTTCGACATGGCAGCCAGCAGGCCAATGATCTTGTCCTGCACGCCGGCCGAGAAACGCAGCAGGTTCAGCGAATGCGTCAGGAACATCTCGGCGATCCACTCTTCGATGGCGCCCATTTACACGCCCACCGAAGAGAGAATGCGCTCCTGCTCCGTCTCCCAATCCAGATCCGGGGAGATCATCCCGCGCCGCTTCAGCTCGTTGAAGTACGTTTCGCCAGAAATTTTGCCGCTGGCGGCGCTCTTGAACAGCAGTTCCGCGCTGGCTTCGGCCAGCGAGGCGGCGCCAAAGTCCTTGAACAGCGTGACGTGGCCGCCTTCGCTCTCATGCACCCATTGCGCCATGAACTGGAGCGCCATATCGGCAGAATCCTCGATGTTGCTTGCGATCTTCTGCAACGCACAAGCGCCCTGCTCGTTGTCGGCCAGGGTCTGCGATTCGGTCACGTTGCCGGGCTTGATGACCAGTAATTCGGCGCCGGCCTGGCGCATCCGGTCTTCCAGGTCAAGGATGGACAGGCGGCCGGCATCGATCGCCTTGCCGCCGTGCTCCACGAATTTCAGGTCGCCGTCAGGGCTTTCTGCCTTGACGGCGCTACCCGTGCCCACGGTAATGGTATTCCCTTCGCCCAGCATTTTGGCAAACAGGATCGGAACTCGTGCAATATGCAGGATGTTCTGCTGATCGCTGTTGCTCTGCCAGTGCTCGACGTTGTTATATGCCAGCTCCAGCAAAGGGGGTGTGGCTTGCATGTAACCCAGGCGCTTGCCGTAGACCGGCGCGAAGGGAATGGTTTCCATGCTTGTTCGGCCATGAGCGTGAAGCTGCCACGCCTTCTTGTCGTTCGTGCCGGCTTCGCGCCAAACCTGCCAAGTGCCGCGCCCGAGGACGCGCACCTGCTCGATTTCTATGGTGTCAAAATCACCATCTGGAACCGACACGCTCTCAAGCAGGCGCAACTGCGTCAGCCCTTCGGCACTGGTCGCGTTCTTTGGCAGCCACCCCAGGATGTTTTGCGGGTGGATCTGCACGAAGTACGGCCGTACGCCGGCAGTCAACTCGGCCGCCTTGGTGGGGTAAAGTGCCCGCCCCTCTTCATCGACCGTCGGTGGATAGTCAACCAAGATGCCGGAAAAGCCATAGCCCAGCGCCTCCTGGGCGACCTCGGACAGAAAGCTATGCAGGTTGCGGCCCGACAGATCAACATCCTGCAGCCACGGCTTGAGCTGCTCTGGCACGTCCTCACCCAGCGTCACCGGCTTACTAAACGGCTTTGCCGACAGCACATCGATGGTCCGGGCGTAAGCGGGGAACAAGGTGGCCACGGACAGGCGCATCTTGTAGCTATCATCAGCCTCACCTGGCCATTGGGGCAAATACGCCTTGCCAGCCGCCCGCATAGCCTTGGTCCCGCCCAGCAGCGCGGAAATCAGCGCGCAATCCTCGTTCAGCTTTTTGGCTTCGGCTGATTGTGTGCGTACATCGGTCATGGGAATCCTTGTTGTTACATGCGCAGAGGCGTCACCGTGGCGGCGCGCTGCACGATCGGGTAGCGCTTCACGAGGAAGTAGCCATTTGCATCATTCGGGTGGTCGTGGCCAGTTTTCTTGTCCGGCTGGCCATCGGCGCCCCACACCTGCTGCTCCAGCGCCTCGGTCGTGGTTGGGCACATATCGGTGTTGATCTTCCAGCGTCGCTCGCCCTGGGCGTTCAGGATCATCGCGTTGTAGGCATTGACCCGATCCTTTACAGCAGGGTTCGAGTGGTTCACCTCCAGCAGAAAGCCCGCCTGGCGCAGAATGGACAGGTCCGACTCGCTGGCGTTCTTACTGCTGGTGTTCTGGCCAGAGGCATCAGGGAAAATCTTCACCTGGTGGCCTTTGTCCTTGAAGTCTTCCTTCAGGATCCTGGCCATGGCTGGCGTATCGCGCACTTGCACGCGCTCGGCCAGCGTGCGCGGCAGGCCATCCCGCACGACGTTAATGCAGGCGGTCATGTTCTGCACGTTGAAATCGAGGCCCACCATCAGCGGCTCGCCGGGCAGGATGATTTCGTTCGTGTGGTTCAGCTTGCGGTCAAAGTCCGCATAGACGCTGCCGCTGGTCAGGTTGGTGAATTTTCCGCGCAGGTAAGCGTCAATCAGCGCCGGCGGATAACTCGCCAGCAGCGACGGTATGTAGTCATCCGGCAGATTCAGCTCGTTATCAAACGTACTGGCCTGAATCAGGCCGTACATGGCGGCCAGGCCCGGCTTATCCCGGATCGCCTTCACGAACTGTTGATAAACGAACTTGAAGCCCTCGGGCGTCGTCGTCACGTCAATGCCATTCAGCAGACCCGGCACGTTGTACCGCATCCGCGCAATGATCTTGCGCCAGGCCATCTGCGCCTTTTTCAAGGGCATCACGTCCAGCTCATCGATTAGTGCATGACCGATCTTGAAGCCTACGATGGTTTCTGGCTTCTCCATGGAGCGGCAAATCACCGTGCCACGGTACCGGCGCCCTTCGTACACTTCGACCTCATGATCGCCCTGCTTCACCTTGATGCGCAGGCCCATCGCATAGGCCACCTCTTCCATCGTCGGATAGAAAATGTCGCGGATCTGCGGATAGGTTGGCGCGAAGTATCCCTGGTTGATGCCTGGCCACTGCCAGAAATGGCCGCAGATGCCAGCGCAGCCCACAAACGTCTTGCCTGAGCCGAAGCCAGCCACGTAGGCCTTGAACTTGTGCGGCAGCTGCAGGAAGTCGGCTTGCGGTACGTTCAGGTCAAACTGGATTGTCGTCATGGCGCTTGGCGTCTTTCACGCCGAAGGTGATGGCGACCGGTGTGGGGACCTGGTCGGCTTGCTCAGCCTTGGCCTTGTTCACGTAGATATCGCCCACTTCCTTGGCGGCCTGCTCGTAGAGGCTGGCCACCAGGGGTAAGTTGCGCATGTTTTCAGCCTTCTGCGCCAGCCTGGCCAGGCCGCGTAGGCGGAATGCCTTGCTGGCGATCGGGATTTCTTCGGCCTTGGCACGGAAGCTCGCCCGCGTCTCTTCGAAGATCGTTCGCCATTTCAGGCTCAGGTTGCGCCCGACATATGTGTTTGGATCGTAGAGCGACACCTGTTGGCGCGGCACATCGAGGCCAAATTCTTCCTTTACTGCCAGTGAAACCTGCGTCGGCGAGTCGAAACAGGCCAGCGCGGTGACGATGTACAGCTTCACCTCGTCCTTGAGTGCGGCCATGTTTTAGTTTCCTGTAAAGCAACGTAAAGCCTACGCGGCCTTCAGCAGACACGTTCCGCACGCCCTCGCTATGTTGATTTTCGCCACTTCTGGCGCGGTCTTTGCTGCGTCGATCATGCGTTGCACGTCCTGGCTTGCGCCGTAACGGCGAACCACGCCGATGAACTCTTCGACGTCATGGGCGCGCATGCAAAGTTTCGGCAGCCCGTACTTGTTGAATGCCGGCGAACCGAATTCATCCAGTTCTTGCCCTATATGAAATAGCTCGTGCTCGACCAGCGCACAGAACTCGGCGTCGCTGCAGGTCAGGCAATACGATGCGTCCAGGGTGATGAGGAAGTCCGGCACTGCGCCAAACCAATCGGCCATCTGTTGCTGCTGGCGGCCCTTCTGCCACGGACCACAGCGAAAGGTCATTTCCTCGCACTGGCCCAGCACGGTGCGGCCCTGCTTGTTGAAGCCGTGAGGTGCCCACAGGAACTGCACATCGGCATATTCCAGGTGGGCGTGGTCTTCGTTGTAGAGCGCGCCGCCTTCGGTGAGGATGGTGGTGCGTGCCCATTTGAGCACTTCAGGGGCGGGAGCGTAGCGCGTGTTTAACGGGTCGGCGAAAGACGCCGGCGGTACAGGCCGAAAACTGACCGTGTTACTGGGTGTTTTTCTAGGCATCGACAATTTTCGCTAAACAACTCGTTTCATGCGCCTCGTTCAGCGCTATACCGATCAGGCACTGCAAAACGTAGTGCTTCCTCACAGATCGGAAGGAACTTTATGAAAAAGCGCATCGCCCCCAACCCGTACATTATCGCTTTGATTCACAGCGCTCCCGCCTGGGCGGGCACCGCGATCAAGGTGGCGGTCTGGGCCTACCTGAAAATCCACGGTCACTAATTGTCGAGAAGCGGCGACATGGGGTGATGCAACGCTATGACGCCGCTTGAGTACAAAGATTTGATTGTCGCCGCCCGCTCCCAGCAGGCGCCGCGGTGCATCGCGGCTGGATTCCTCTGGGGCATTGCTACGTCGGAGACTGCGCCCGTTTTTCAAGTCCTGCCACTGGAGCGCGCTGGCAGATTGACAGCAAACACATCTACGCAAATTTGATTTGAGCCGCTGCTGAATCTGGAGGCAGCAAAAACCCACTAGAATGGATATTTATCTACTGGAGGTCATCATGTACGACGAAAAATACTTTTCCCGCCTTGATCGCTATGTGGCGATAGACATGCCACCACCATCGACTCCTTGCAGCACGCTCAGGCGCATTCGCATCGCGAAGCAGATTCAGCTACTCCACAACTGGATCGAGGCCAACACGCTCTGGCCCGAGCCCTACCGCAGCTGAGCCGAGCTGCCTGAGTGGCCGTGGTGCTGGCGAACATGCCAGTATCACGGTAGCCCTTGGTGCGTAGGGGGGGGCGTCATTTATACGGCCAGGTGCCGACCACTGGTGCGCACGGCTCGGCTGGTGCCGGCGCCGGATAGTTCGCGCCGAACAGAATCAGCATGATGGCGAGCGCGCTCATACTGTGGTCGCGTGCAGTGTAGGCTTGGCAATCGCCTACAGCCAGGGCCAAGCCACCAGCACGAGCGCCGTAACTGCACCGCCAACCACCGCGCCCAGCAGGGCGATGCAGATGAACAGCCGACGAAAGTCGAAATCGAACATGCGGCACCTCAAATAAAAAAGCCGCCAGCGCATTGAGGCGCGGCGGCAAAAACCCGGCATGCCGGGCAAGGAGACACTGGAGCGGGTGAAGGGAATCGAACCCTCGTCGTAAGCTTGGAAGGCTTCCGCTCTACCATTGAGCTACACCCGCAAAATCTGGCACCGGTTACAGCGTCCGTCTAAATCAGTCCCGCTCGTCGCACTCGGCCTGCGCCTGGCGCTCAGCCGCAATCAGCGCCCAGCCCAGCTCCCGGCGAATTTCGTCAGGTGTTGCCGGCGGCTCGACTGAATGCGTGCGGCGCTCCAGGTACTCGCATACCAGGCAATGCGGCGAGTGGGTTGTTTCGGTCATGGCGACCTCGAAGAGTGGACGCGCAAATAGAAAAGCCACCTCAAGGGTGGCTTCGTGCTTCGGTGTTGCTCCCACGGCTATCGTGCGTAGTGAGCGGCAAATTCAAGGCGAGCAGGTCCGATGCGGGTCCGGGTACTGTCGCGAGTTCCGGCTATCGGTGGCGCGGTGCGCACATTACGATTTCCGAAAGACTTTACTTGAATTGCAAGCCCTCATTATACATAAAAACACTCTTTGTAAACACAGACTTAAAGAAAAATCTACGCTACTGGTCGCCTCCACGCAACAGGCCGGAGGCGCGCCCTTTGTGGCTGTCGGAAATGGCGCTCAACTCGCTCACCATATCCTTGACGCGCTCCAGCTCCAGGCCTGCCGCCCCCTGCACGGCCGCCGAGCCAGTGCCCTTGCACGAAGTGCAGATACCATTCCCCAACAGCACCTTGACGCCGGTGCCGCTGCAACCCAAGCACTTGCTGTCGAGCCAATGCGCCAGCGACTTCTCAGCCACACGGCGATACAGCGCCTGCGCCGACTGCGCATCCCAGGCCGTATTTTCCGGCACCCAGCGCCGAGCCCGGCCGCGCCGGATCACCTCGGCCGTCCAGATGCGCAGCAGCTGCGCCAGGTTCTGGTGGTTGCCCTCGAACATGCGCGTGAGCGTGCCGTCGGCGTATTTCACGCGACACAGCAGCGCGCCGATATCGCCGGCCAACGCGGCGGCGGCCAGCGGGTCCGTCTGGTGGTGCTGCGCGTCGTCCATCAGGTTGCTCGATCCAATCGACGCAATGTACTTTTCAGCAAATCCCATGCTCTACTCCTGTCCGAATTCGACAATCGTAGCATGCGATGTCCGCAGCCTGGCAGATGTAAGCGTCAGGAGCTGCGCAAGCTATGTGTCGCTAACTTTAGCTAAAACAAAAAAAACCTCAATATGTACCTGACACAAGGTTCGCACACTCGGCGCCAAGCTGGATTGCGGACAAACTCTCTAAGGTTGTTGATGAAATTTCCCGCATCGCTACTATCATAAAGAAACCTTGATGTCCGGTAACAAGAACGTTCGGGAACCTCATTAGGCGCTGAAAAATATAGTTCAAAAAAGTGTCATCCTAATTTACCCACGCTTCTGGCCATAATATTAAACTTCAATAGTTATAATTAGTTACAAAGCGAGTATTTGCGTGACATTTTCAAGCATATATCGATTTCAAATAAAATTATTTTGAAAAATGTTTTTTCCCACAACAAGAGGTGTAGTATTTCTTTCAGCTGAGTCGTTACATTTCTTTTATTTTACATTGAAAGGTAATTTATCATGAGCAATGTACCTGTACCGGGAAACTATGTTTCTGAAGATAAGAATTTCACCTTCAAAATAAGTTCGGCCGATTCCTCGAATGGCGTCATCACCGGCGTGTATAACGCAAACTACAGCCCTGTCGGCCCACTGACCGCCGAAGGTCAAATTGGCAACTACGCATGGGTGTTTAACAAGAGCCAAGGCAGGGATGGCGTAGCACCATTCACCATCGGTTTTGGCGGCAGTTCTCGTCCTGACGGCCGTCCATATTGCATTAACGATGTTTGGACTGGAGCCTACCAAACTGATAACAGCATTCTCGCCGAGGGCGTGCGCTCGTTCGTAAATCAGGACGGCGTGATCCAGGTCCGCAGCCTCGGCACATTGCGTTTCGCAATCGCTTAACTAGCACCAGTAGTACGAAAATCAAGTAATGATTTTATGTAACCACTCAGCCAAATTTAATAAAATCATTTACACAAGCATCGCTTTCTTTATCGATTATTACCTCACCACAATTAATATCGATAAATTTCTTTCAAAATATAGTAGTTTCTCTCCTTCCAAGGAAATAAGCCTTGCCCATCGCCTCGCTAGCCTGGAAGCCGGGCATTTCGAACGTGATGGCGCGGCGCATGCCTGGCGGCAGCACGGCGGGCTTGGGGCTGTAGCGCTTGCGCGGCTTCTTGTTGGTGCTCATGCGGCCTCCCCTGGCATTTCCCGCACGACCACGTTGGCGTGCGGTGTTTCGGAATAGAGCTTCTGCAGGCTGATGCTGACCACCTGGGCATCATCGCGCCACACGATGCCGTTGCAGCCATCCTTGATCCCCTTGAGGACGTTATCGGCGTCTGGCTTCTTCGTCGCGCAGATCGTGCCGGCGACAGCCAGCGCGCGGCGCTTGTTCGACCAGCTGGCCGGGATTTGCAGCGCCAGGATTATGGTCAGATCAATCGGCGCAGCACTGGGCGTGGCGCCGGCCATGGCGGCAGTTGCAGCCAGCTTGACCAGATTTTCGTAACTGGCCGTCTTGGCGGGGGTGTAGGCAACGACGGCCTTGCCGCGACGCGAGAACTTCGGCCGACCTTTCGCTACCGGCTGACCGGGGATAACAAAAACAACGTTCATTTGAACCTCTTAAAAATAATGTTTTTCATGTGCGGTAATCAATGTGGCTCAGCGCACAGACCAACAAACGCCTAAACCGCAGACTTAACTAAACAACAAGGAAATATATGAAAACCACAATATTCAGTCGTTTGGCTCAGTACGGAAAATTCACCATCGAAGCCACCGCACTCAAAATCGAATCCTCTTGGTATCCGCGATACCGCATCTCCGATGGCCTGCTAGCTCTCGATTTTTCGGAGCGTCAGTGCAATGAGGGATATCCCAGCACCGAGGCAGCTGTCGATATCGCTGTGCAGCACGCCATGTTCGATTTGGATTTCGGCGGCAGTCTTCCTGCCTAACTCCCGTGAAAACCCATCCATTGGCGGCGCACGATTCCGCTAGCGTTGACCTCGAGACGAACGGATTACTGCGCAGCTTATTTCGTGACCTCGAACTATCACTGGTTCCATTTGAGTTTGCTATTGACTCTGGGGATCGACTCAAAGCGACGGCACTACAATCCCACATTGAGTTAATTTGCGCAGCAATGCTCGTCCTTTACGACAAAAAGAAGATTGCAGCTGAGCGAGCGAATAATTTAATCAGCACTCACCTGAATCTTTCACTAGCGCCTCCCAGTTCAATTTATTTCGACCCGGACATCACCTCGTAGCAGACAGCCCTTCCTCGCAGCGTGGCGGTAGCTGAATTTAAGCCGCATCGCGTTTTGCGCCTCAACCATAACCCACCATCCGTTGTGCGGCAGCCGTTGGGCTTGCCAATGCGCCTGCGGGCCGCATGGAGATCAAAGGCTGTGCCGTGCCGCTGGCCATCACGCGCTGGGCAAGCGACTGATCCCCGATCAGGGTGGGCGCCTCGCCGCCAAACCCTGCCTGCGCGTTCTGCGCCTCGGCCAGGCCCACCAGGACCGGCGGGTAATCGGGGCATTCGTTGCGCATGCGATAGCCGCGGTACCGGTTTTCGAACTCCTTGGCAACGAAGGGCCATTCCTTCTCAGTCTTCGCGCCCAATGCAGTCCAGCCACCCATTTCCGTCAGCACGCGGTGCACCAGGGCATCATCGAAAGCCACGCTGCGGTAGGTGCCAACAACCCGTAGCGCGCGATCAACCTTGGCCCAAGCTACCAGCGCCGAATCCTGCGTGGTGCCGCCCATCATTCGGATCAGATCGGCCGGCTTCGGCGCGAACTGGCCGCTATCAGGATTGCGCACGTGGCGGTCAAAGGCCTGACGCACAGCGGACAGGTCGTACTGCCGGAGAGCGCCCCACCAGATCGTGATGGCGAATTCGCTGGCGGCGCGCCCGTAAAGCTCGGTGATCGCGCCTACCATGCCGGCGAATTCCTCGTAGTCATCCTGCGTCATGCAGACCTCCTTGCGTTGCTGCGTTACCGAAAATCCTCGCCTTGGCCCGCTCGGCGGCGGCCATGGTCTGGCCGTAGACCGTGCTGGCACCCTGCCCTCGCCCGGCCTGCGAGGCGTGCTGTGTAATCCATTCGGCCTTGAAGCCGCGCCATCCCCTCTCGCAGCAGATGCGCAAAGCGCCCTCCAAGGTCAAACCGGCCTTTTCCGCTTCGCGCACGATGCCCTGGATCGCAGTCTTCGTGATCGGCGCCTTGTGCTTGGTCCGCAGGGCCTTGAAGTCAGCAACGATCTGCGGATCGATCTCGGAAAGCAGATCGTCGGGAGCCGGAGGCGACTTGTCTTTTGTTTTTACTGGTTTATGGTTATTGGTTATTGGTTCTTGGTTAGTTTTTGATCCGGTTTCAGCCGGGTTGCCAGTAGCATCCAAATCGAAACCCGATGGAAACCCGCTAGGTTCTTGATTGGTTGTTGATTGCTTGCGGGGGCGACCGCCCAGCCTCCCATTTGCTTTCGCTGTTTCTGCCTTCACGTGGTAGTCGGCAATGACTTGCTCGCACACCTCATGACGGTATCCGTCATCTGTTTTGATGAATTTGAAGCGAAGCAGGCGCTCAACAATCACACGCTCATCTGCCGTCTCGACGCCCAGGGCGTCACATAGCACATCGATATCGAGCGGAAGTGGTGCCTCGACGTCGTAATAGACATCCATCATGTCCCGGTAAATCCAGCGAGCCTGGCGAGACATATTCACGGTCCCGGAGCGGAAGTCGCCGATGTGGAAAGGGTAATAGTTCAAGGCGCCACCTCCTGGGAGCGCGCCGCGCCGAACAGCGCAGCCACCAGAGGATCACCCGCAGCGGCGGCTTTGCGGATCCAGTACTTGCTGCGCCAGCGCGCCTGCATACGGTCCCAGCGGCCGTCCTGCTTGGCCTTGGCCTCAAAGCGCAGCCGGGTCTGAAGCTTCGTTTGATGCTTCAGGCGGCACGGCGCATCAGGCAGGCTGCCGACGGCATACACGGCCATGGCCGCGCCAGCGCGCGGGTGGCGCTTCCAGCTGCAGATGTAAATCTTGCGCTCGGCATGCAGCTGGTTGACCCAGCGCAGCACGGTGGCCTGACTGACGCCTGACTTGATGACGATATCGGCCTTGGTACCGGGCATGGCGCCCAGCACGAATTCACTGAAATTTGCGCGCGTCACTTTGCATTCTCCTCGTCCATCAATTCCATATCGAACAGTGTAGGCATGCTGACCTCGCGCTCCATCGCCTGGCAGTAATGCACCTGGTCCGCGAAATAAGCCGGATTCAACTCGCTGCCAGCACCACGGCGGCCAAGCTTCATCGCGCGCACGGGCACGGTACCCAGGCCGCAGAATGGGTCATAGATCACCTCGCCAGGGTTGCTGTAACGGCCGATCAGGCGGTCTACGATATCGATCTGGAATGGGCAAACGTGTTTTTCGACAGCACGCGCCGACTGCTCACCATTCAAGGTGCGCATGCGCACGATGTCGTGCCACACGGCCGGATCGGCGCTGCCTGGCGCCAAACTGAGGTAATCCGCAGGCAGCGCTCTGCCAGCCAGCAGCGCCTCGCCCACTTCGATGTGATATTCGTAGTTGTAGACGTTCTCCAGCGACAGGCCTGTGAACAGCTTCGCCAGCTTGGCCGGGCCGAAGCTGGCCAGCTCTGCCGCGCCCAGCAGGCGGTCGCCGCTCGAGCGCCAGAAGGCATGTGCATCGACCTGCCAGCGCGCCACGCTGTAGCCGGTACCGGGAATCGGCGCGGCCTTGCGGTCGAACGGGATGCGCTCGCCGTCATCGTCCAGACACATCGGCTTTGCCTTGGTGACTGGCGTATCGGCGTAGCCGCGCGAGCGGTCCGTCTGTGGCTTATGGAACAACAAGATGTATTCCGGCGAGCCGACGCCCATCTTTGTGCCGTCCTTGCACACCTCGGAATAGCCCAGGCGGTAGGTTTGGTTGTTTTCGCGCACCACATCGGTCACGACTGTGATCATGCCCATATAGTCGAAGCCGTGCTTGATGCCGTGAAACAGCGCTTCGGCGTGGAACGGGCTGACGGTCGGCACACCGGCGCCGGTGACATTGCCGAAATTGATGCGGTCCTTGACGTGGCAGGCATAGATGCGGCCAGGCTGCAAGATGCGCAACAGTTCCGGCGTCAGGAAGTCCATCTGCGCCCAAAAGTGGTCATTGTCTTGAGTGTGGCCAAAATCGTTATAGCTCGGCGTGTATTCGTAATGGTTGGCGAATGGCACGCTGGTGATGATCATGCCCACCGAGTTATCGGGCTGCTGCATGGCTTCGAGCACGCAATCGTTATTGGCTACGGAAAAGCGCTCGCCGGCCACCACGGCGCGCTCGACACCGATGGTGCGCGCCAGCGAATCCTGCATAGACAGCTGATCCAGGCCGTAGGAACGGATGATCTGGCCCATCTTGGCCTGCATTTCATCGTGACGGCGCCACTTCTCCATCAGGTCGGCCAGCACCTTGCGCTCGACTTCCGTATGAATGATGTCGATGCGGACGGCGTGCCGCTGCTGGAAACGCTGCACCCGGTGTATAGCCTGGATGAAGTCGTTGAACTTGAAGCCAATGCCCGCGAAAATCTCACGATGGCAATACACCTGGAAGTTGCAGCCGCTGCCGGCGATGATCGGCTTGGTGGACAGGCTTTTGATCTTGCCGTCGCTGAAATCGGCAATGCGCTGCTCGCGCTGATCCAGATCCTGCGTGCCCCAAACGCTGACAACTTCCGGGATTGCCGCCTGAATAGCATGGCGCTCGTCTTCCAGGTCGTGCCAGATAAGGAAATGATCGTCAGGGTCCGCCGCCATAATCTCGGCCACCTTGGCGACGCGGGCGGCCATGCTGTCCCGCTTCTCGCCGGCGGCCGCCGACAGGCCCATGGCCACGTTCGGAATGAGCAGGCCCTGGCCATTCTTTTCGGCGCCGGCCGTGTCGTAATTGCTCGGCACTTCGTGAAAGCGCACGTCAAGCGCGGGCAAGTCGTAGCCTTCGTCCGAATGACCCAGGTCGCTCGGGCGCTGGATAAAGACGGCCCAGCTGGCCACCCACAGCCAGAATTCCTGTTCTTTGTGCGGGTACAGGGTGAGATTGCCGGCCTTCTCGCTGTCGCGCTGGAAGAAGCGCGTCAGGGCCTGGCCAGTGTCCATCACGCCCAGGAAGCCTGCATAATGGATCAGCTCTTTGAAACGGTTCGGTGATGGCGTGGCCGTGTAGACGAATTTGAACTCGACCTGCTCGAACAGCGGCAGGAATTCTTGATAGGTCTTGCTGCCGTAGCTGCGCAGCACGCTGGCCTCGTCCAGGCCGGATGCCTGCCACTTCGTCACGTCGACCTTGCCCTCACGGACTGACTCATAATTCGTCATGTAGATGGTGGCCGGGTCATCGATCTCCGCATCAGTGCGGATGAAGCGCAGGTCGACAGCCTGGTCGCCGGTAAAGCGCTTCGCCACCTCGCGGGAGAATTCCTGGCGCACGCCCAGCGGCGCAACGATGCCGCGAATGCCGCCCGGCCGATGAATGCCGATCTGACGCATCACCTCCAGGTTGGTACTGGTCTTGTGCAGGCCGAACGATGCGAAGATGGCGCGCTGGCCCCCAGCCAGGGCCCAGCGAACGATATCGCGGGTGTGCGGCTTCAAGCCAGGGTGAATATCGGCCAGCGGCACGTCGAAGCCCTTACGCTGGGCCAGTTTGATCTTGGCGCGCAGGAATTCGCTGTACGCCACTTCTTTCAGGTGTTTTTGCTCTTGCGGACTAAATGCGCTCATAAATGCTCCAAATTAGATGTGGCGGTACCGGGCACTGCTTCGAGCAGGCCCAGGCTCCGTAAGATTTCGTGGGTGCGGCGCACGGCCGCGTAGAAAGTGGCTTCCAGCTCGGCCAGCGACAGCCCAGCCGGGCGCGGACGCCTGCCGTCGAGCACGTCATGGCATGCGCTACAGCCGAATGCGGCGGCAGTGTCCGGCGCCTTCAGGCCCATGCCCTTGCCATCAGCCAGGAAGTTCGAATGGCACAGCACGGTGGTGGCAGGGTCGAAGTTGCATATCCCGCCCAGGCGCAGCGTGCAGTCCTGGTTGCGTGCGGCAGCCCGGATGGGCGTCGAGCGCGGCCCCTGGGACTTCAGGCCAGCTTTCCGCTTCGGCGCCGTGCGCTGATGCGACTGCATGGAGAGCATGCCGGTGCTGGGCGTGGGTGTGGTGCGCTTGAGCTTCGACACTTCGAGCGCCTCGATGCGCTCGCCGCGCGCGAAGGCTGTTCGTTTCAGGCCGGCACCGGGCTTCATGGGTGAGCGGCGCATCATGCTAAAATTACACCTTTCACAATAATGGAGCAAAAATGTCTACTAATGAGCACCATATCTACAAGGGCTACACTGTTGTTGCATTGCCATTTGAAAACATGAATAACACTCATAGCTCCAGATTCTCTGTTCACGAGGGAAGTGGTGTCGTGGGTAGGACGGTTTTGCTGCCTATGGCGTATCAAGGCATCGCTGACGAAGAATTTCCAAGCAAAGAAGATGCGATCGCTCGGGTGTACGAAATGGCACACAAATGGATTGATGTCCAAGTCGAACAGTAACGCGCCCGGCCGCTGCGCCTGAATAATTGAAATTCTCACAATTCATTCTCCGAAAACAGGCGTGGCTGCACTGCGCCGTTGGCATAAACTGTATCCATGATCGTGGTCGCCAGCGGCTCGTCACCATCCCAGCCCTGCGGCCAGGTTTCCAGCGCGATTAGCTCCCGGATGCGCGATTCTTCTTCCGCATTGATCAGGTCGATCTCGGGCCGGCCGTTGGCGCGCGCCACCGCATTGACCGTCGCCTGGATGGTTAGGATGCGATCAAGGCCCATCAGTCGCGCTTCGAACGTCAGCGGGCCCATGCGTTGCGGATTAGCCGCCACCGCGCCGGACTTGAGGATTTCGCGCCCGGCCTTGCGCAGACGGTGCTGGGGCTCGCGCAATTCACGCCACAGCGGCTTGATGCCCTTGAGCGGCGCCAGATAAGCCCATTGCGGGTTCAGCAGGATCGAATCAAGCGCTTTGTCTTCGGCCGCCAGCGGGCAGCCGATGCAGCCGGTGCGCGCGTTGACCTCTTCGGCTTCGTCGCCGCCGTAGGCATCGGCAATGGTGGCCGTGCTCCAGTCGCCGAACTCAGCCTGTGGCGCCCAGTGGCGCAGCCACTCCCACACATGGCAGACACGCCAGTGCAGCAGCGGCGCCAGCGTGGACAGGCGGCCGCGCAGGCCTTTGGCGTTCGGCAGCACCTGCTGATACCAGCCCTGCCCGCACTCGGCGCCGTCTTTGCTGCAGCTCATTTCGATGCGGCGATCGCGAATGGCGCTTTCGCCTTGGCGCACGCCGGTGATCATCAAGATCTGGCCGTCGAGCTGGTCCAGGCGGTCTCTCAACGCCTGCTCCATCGGGTCGATCTTGATCTGGCGCGTGCACCAGCGCAGCGTGTTGTTGTTCGGCGGCGGTACGCCACGGCCGAGGATATAAACCATGAAGCGCTTATCCATCGGCGCCGTGACGACCTCGACGCGTATGCCGCGCTCTTCCAACTCATCCATGATCTGGCGCGCTGCGATGGCCAGCGGCGGCAGCTCCTGGCGCGTGTCAGCGTAAAACACCGTCAGCGACTTTGGGCGCGCGATCTTGCCAGTGTCGAGCAGGTAGGTGATCAGCGTCAGCGTGGCGCTGGAATCTTTGCCACCCGACCAGGCAATGCCCCAGTGCTCATGTGTGGCGCCGTACGCGAGTAGCGACTGGATCGTCAGATCGATCGAGTCGGTCATTTGCAGGCGCTGGGCGCCGGCGGAGAAAATGTCAGCTTGGTTCATGATATGATTTCTTTTTGATAAGGACTTACATGACCATTTTTTTTCCCGACGAATGGCACTTGAATCCTCTCAACACCTGCCTCGAATTTCGAGCAGAGGTTGATGGCGTGCGTCGCATGTGCGAAATTTCTTCCGAAGCACTTTCCGATCACTTTGGCGCCGCGAACCACCGAAACGCTGAGTTGCTTGCGGCCTTCTCGCGCGGGCGAACGGTGATTAATGAAGTAGCTCGCGCTAGACTCATAGCGGACCCCACTGGCAGATGCCTGCTGATTTCGGCGCATTTCTAAAGAACGGACGGTGAACGGGTAGCGAACCTGGTAGTCGCAGGACTGCATGTCGCCGTCGCAGTAGCGAGTGGACGGGCAAGTGATTTCATTCAATAGAAGGTTCCTCGCATGCAAAGTGTTATAAGCGCTTGTTTTCCCAGTAACTGGTACGTCCTTACGGCATCCGAATGGGCAAGTTGGATTCAAGCGGTTGGTTCGATCGTAGCCATAGCTGGTGCATTTCTGATATCTCATCGGCAGTACAAAAAAGAGCTTCAACGTGAAGAGCGCGCTAGGCAGGAAGCAAGACGCGACGATTTGGATGCGAAACTGCTCGCCAGAACCTATGCGGCAAGAAATTTGGTTCAGGTGGCCACCCATGCGCTCGACTCCGCACTTAAGCTCGTAACTGTCTACAAAGAAGGCTGGACGCCGTGGGAAGCTGAAAAGAACGCGGTTAGAGTTGAGCATCTTCGCGCCATTCTGGACCGTTTGATCATCGCCACGGCTGATCCAATCTCTGTACTTGCAGCACTTGGCATCTCTCAAGTTCTCTCCCAGACTCAAACGGATATGAACAACACCGGAGGCGGAATGACGGCAGAGTTGATCGAGCGGTCGACGAAACGAGTCAACGACGGCTTCGATTTGCTCAACCGCCTTTTGGTAATGGAGCGAAAACTTACTAATATGTGTATGGAGCGACGATTGCCCCTGGAAGCAGACGACCTTCGGTAGTCTCGACATCAGGCTGCCCTCCCTGCAATTTCGCGCTCGTGCGAGAAATTGGCGAGGATTAACGCCTTGGCCATGGGCGGACAGACTGAATTACCGCACATGCGCACCTGGGCGCTCTTCGTCAGTTTCAGGCCCTGCGCCGGGTCGTCGCCAATGATGTAATCGTCGGGGAAACCCTGGGCCCGGAACAACTCGCGCGGCTGCAGCATGCGCAGGCCGATATCCACGATCTGGTAATCCTGGCCGTGGATCGTCACCAGGCCGAAGCGGTCGCGGCTGGTCACCGTATTAAGCGGGTCCGCCAGGTCGTGCGTCTCGCTGGCGCCGTAATAGGCCAGCAGGAACGAGCGCACCTCGGCGTGGTGCTGGCCGCCGGCGCTGACCGTGCCCAGGGGCTCGTCGGTACCGGCCGCCGTGCTGGTGCCGCGCAGCTTGACGAGGTTGCTGGTGACGATGCCCAGCGCATGCGGCGCGCCAGCTGGGTTTTCTTTCGGGCCAGCCGTGATTGTCGGAACGGGTTCGGTCATGGCGCTGCCGGTGGCGCCAGTGCGGAACTTGGTGATATGCGCCGACACCATGCTGAAATGGCCGCCCTTAACCTGGGCGCAAATGGTGCGCAGCGGCTCGTCGGCCGACATCACACGCTGATTGCTGGCATTGGCATGCTCGGTCAAGAAAGCCGTTACAAGCCCATGCTTACTCTCGCCCACGACCGTTCCAAGTGGCTTCTCGATATCCAGCGCGCGCGGCGCCTGGCCGGCATGCACCAAATCAATCTGCTCTTCCTCTCCGCAGCGCGGGCACTCAGCAGGCGCCAGGCCGCCAGCGCCTGTGGCATGTTGATCATTGAAGTTATCGCCGCACGCCTTGCAGTGGTATAGCGCCGACCGCTCTCCATAGCCCACCTGCACCAGCGTGGCCACGCCCAGCGCCTTCTCGCCACGGTGTGCGCCGGTGATGGTGCGGAACGGTTCCCCGATGGATTCGGAGCGGTCGCCGCCCTGGTGCGTGACCGGGACGATGGTCGGGGCGCAGAAATAGCTGTCATTGCGCGCCAGCAGCGTACCGAATGGACGCGCAGTTGGGCGCGGCTCACCAGCACGGGCTGGGCCGCCGGCACCAACGATGAACGGATCGGCCGCGTCGACCACGTAGCGCATGATGCCCTTGGCGATGCGGCGCAGCGTGGCAGGCGCCAGCGGCTTTTCGCGCTCGAAGATCGACGGGCACGGCAAACTGAAGTCGATGCACTCGGCCGCCGTGCGATACGGCAGCAGCTTGCCGGCGCGCACGCCGATGCTATCCGGCGCGCCGTGGGTAGGCTCAGGCCACTGGATGGCGATGCCGTCGCGGCGCGCCACTAGGAAGAAGCGCTTGCGGATGGTCGGCGTGTTGTGGTCGCAGCCGCGCATTTCGCGGTACTCGACGGCATAGCCGTGCGCGCGCAGCTGGCGAATGAACGAATCGAACGTTTTGCCGCGCTTGGCCGGATCCGGCTTGGCGCTACCGTCGGCGGCGACCAGCAGCGGGCCCCAAGTTTTGAACTCCTCCACGTTTTCCAGCATGATCACGCGCGGCTTGCACTTGGCTGCCCAGCGCAGCGTCACCCAGGCCAGGCCGCGAATGCGCTTTTCGACCGGCTTGCCGCCCTTGGCCTTGCTAAAATGCTTACAATCTGGACTGAGCCAGACCAGACCCACCGGGCGGTTGCCCGTGACCTTGATCGGGTCGACGTCCCACACGCTTTCGCACAGGTGCGTGGTGTGCGGGTGGTTTGCCGCGTGCATGGCCAGGGCTTCAGGGTCGTGGTTGATGGCGATATCGACCGGGCGGCCGAATGCTTGCTCCAAGCCCGTGCTGGTCCCGCCGCCGCCGGCGAAGTTGTCGATGATGAGCTCACTGCCCAGGTCGAGAGAAAGGGTGAAGTTGTCGCGCTTCATGGTTGCGCCTCCACAGGGCGAAGAGTCACGCGCAGGCGTGCAAACAGCATGGCCATCACCAGGTCACATATGCGCTGGTCGCGGGCAAGTTTGATGGAGGGCATCATGGGCGCACCTCGTCATTGCTCGATGGTGCAACAAATATTGCGCACGGCGGGCTGGTAGTCAGAACTTCTGCTGGCGCAGCCGCTGCCTTCTTCGCCAGTTCGGCGGCAGCCTTCAGCACGTCGTATTTTTCAACACCCCAAGCCAGCGCGTAGCAGCACCAGAGGAAGCTGTGCGTGTATTCCGTGAAATCGTGTTCGAACAAATCATCGAACTGCCAGCCGCGCCGCTGCGCATCGGACGGGTCGGTGTGATGGAAATCGTAGGCCGCATATTGCGCACGGTCGCCGCCATCATCCAGCACGCCTATTACCTCATCTTCGACCGCTTCCCACAGTTCGCGTCGCCCCTCCTTGTCGAGCGAGTTGCTTGCCTTGGCGTCTCGCATCCACTGCACGCGATATTCATTGATGACCCGTTTGAATTTGTCTTCATCGAAGGCCTTTGGCTTGCCGCCGTGCCTGTTGCCGTCGACCGCGATCAGCTTATCGGCCCAGTAGCCCAGGTTTATGCCCAGCTTCCGCCCGCGTGACTGGTTGTACGCCCGGTCGGTGCGGAAAAACTCGAACATTTCCGTCAGGCGCATGAAGACGTAAGTGCCCATGTCGCCGGTGTAGCAGAGGTGGCCCGGCCAAGTGATCAGGTCGAAGAACATGTCGCTGCTGTCCGGCTTCTTGAATCGTATGTGGCGGTTCACGCCGTCGTCGCGGATCACGATCAGCTCATGGCGAGCAACATCACGCAGGAAGCGCTCTTCAGTGAGGGTGCGACTCATGGGCGCACCTCCGCCGCCGGCGCACCAAACATCGCCTCAACTAGCCAATCACGGCCGTGCTGGCCGCGTGGCCAGTTGTTGGTGCGTGTCCGGTACAAGTCGAATTCGGCCTGCTCGTCCAGGTCCGGCATGCCGTACAGCGCGCCGGAATGCTTCGAGGCCGCCTCGATCATGACCAGCTTGCCAGCATCTACCAGGGCGGTCAGGCGCTTGCGAACCGATTCGCGGTGCATGCCCAGGTCGATGGAAAGGTCTACGATGGTTGCGGCGCCAAAGCGCTTGACCGTGGCCAGGAGGTCGGCCGCGTGGTCGGTGGTGTTGTAATTGCTGATGGTGGTCGTCATGGTTGACCCCAAGCAAATACGGCATGCGCCGGCACTTGATCCTGATCAGGCGCGGCCTGAGTGCTAGTAGCAGCATTGGTGGTGTAGAATTGCCTCATAAATTCTTTCCGGATTTATAGCGTTTCAAGGAAGCCCGCCTGCCAGCGGGCTTTTTTTATTGCTCGGCCAGCAGTTCCTGGAGCATCGCTTCGTGGTGCTTGCGTGTCCGGACGTGGCCGAAATCGATCTGCTGCATGTGCTCGGCCTGGTCTTCGTGCTGCCCCTGAGCGCCCTGCTCGGCCTGCGCCGGCGTGCTGCCGGCCTCGGTATTTGATGCCCCGGTCAAGCCGGCACCTCGGCACGAGCAACACGCTTGAGCTCGCGGATCGACACGTCGAACACTTCGTGCATGCGGATCAGCAGCGAGGCGCCAATGGGCAGGCGGCCGTGGCGAATCTTGGAAATCACTGGTGGCGCCACTTCCAGCGCGCGGGCCAGGGCGGCGTCGTTCTTGAGGCTGTGCTGGAGCACCAACGTATCGAGCAGGTCGTTGTTGCCCTGGGCATTGTTCAGCGAGGTGGAAGTCGTTGTTACATTTGCTTGTGTCATGTCATGGTCCTAATTGATGGTGGATAAAGTGGCCGTTTCCGGCCATGTGATGCTGTAGCTGTTGGGTGCGGATTCGTTATGGCGGCTCACGGCGTGGCACCTCATATTTCCGCGCCACCTGGTCAGTGGCATCGCGCCACTTGTTCCGTGCCGCCTTATGCGCGGCTTTCGCCGCTTCCTCACCCTCCCCGTCCCTGGCTCCCTGCAGGTCTTTTTCCGCCTGCCGGTAGCTCAGGGAGCGCTGGAAGATGAGTTCCCTTTCCTCGGCTGTTGCCTCGGTTTGTTTATTCAATAGCTGCCTCCATGCCGTTAAACCCGCAAGCGAGTGATGCGCGGTACCAGGCCGAAACTTGGGCGCGATGCCGGAAACTGGGCCTTACTGTTTCCTGATTTGGGCCTAGCTCCGCTCGAAAACGGCGGGCTATCATTGCGCTTCGGTTTGGCATCCAGGTGGTTGCGGATGATTACGATGGTGCATTCGTTGAGCACGTCGCTGACTGTCTTGCCCTGGGCGGCGCAGGCCTCCTGCAGAGCATCCTTGTTGCTGTCGGTGATGTAGCCCTTGACGAGTGCGGTGCGTTTTTGCTTGTGTTTCATGGTTATCTCCTAGTGGTCGGTGTTGCAGGGTTTGGTTACAGTGAAAACGGGCGGGGAATTCCTTCGTGCTACATTGCTATCTCCATAACAACAATCTGAAGGGATCCCCCAATGGCAATTACGACTGTCTCGGCTGCGATTACGGCCTTTAGGGCCACTATTGACGTAGCAAAGGCAGCTATCACTGCGCGCGACGACGCATTAATCGTGAAAGTCATCGGTGATATGAACGACCGGATGCTTGACATCCAAAGCCAATGCCTTGCACTCCAGGAGAAGCAGGCGGCGCTGGCCGATAGCGAACGTGATCTCAAAGAGCAATTGCGAAAAATGGAAGAAAAAGCGGCAGATTTTGATCAATATGAACTGCATCAGAACACTCATGGTGCGGTCGTGTACCAATCCAAGGTGTCGCTCGATCCCTCGAACAAACCGGTATACCTTTGCGCTAATTGCATGGCTGCCGGCATAAAAACCTTTCTTCAGTTTCAGTCGCGCGGACTGAGGACCATGCTCTTTTGCAAAGAGCATGGAGATATAAGGTCCGACATTCCAGACAGAGTCTCGCAACCGATTCGCATCGGGTTTTAACTTCATGCTGGCTCCTTCAGTTGTTTGAGGCATTCATCGAGTGGCACGCCTGGCGGCAGTTGGCTCGACTGGACAAGAGGAATCGAAACGAAACCCGGCGCGGCGCGCTTCTGGTGCCGAAGCAGCGAGGCCAGCCACTTCACGGCGCACCTCGCGGATCGATGCCGACAACGGAGTGCGGCGGAATGGTGTCGAGGATGTTGCTTGGGGATGGTGGCTGGCGGCCGGCGTGGCCGGGATCGCCCTCCACCAGTTCGGGCCAGATCTTGTGCCAGTCATCCGGGCGCAAATCTTTACGAGCAACTTGGCCGCCGGTGGCGCGCTCAATTTCGACACACCGCTCCGGAGGGACGGGACGCAGCTTGTTTGCCCATTGGCTAATTAGCACTGGTGTGATGCCGATCTTGTCGGCCAAACCGCGCTGAGAGCCACGATCTTTGACGTATTCGATGAGTTTCATGGACTCACTATAGCAATTTGCTTTTACTCGGTCAATAGCAATTTGCACATTCCACCATAAAGCGTTTTGCTATTTAATCCAAATATGGCTACATCTAAAGAAATACGAATCGAAAACCTCCGCTTTCTTGTCAAACAGTTCAAGACGGCGGATGCGGTTGCGCGGCGCGCGGAAACGGCGCCCATGTACCTGAGTCAAATATTGAATCAGGTGAAATCATCGACAGGAACCTCGCGCGGCGTAGGTGATAAACTCGCCAGAAAAATTGAAGTCGGCTGCGGCCTTCCGGAGGGATGGATGGATGCCGATCACGGTGCCCTGACCGAGATTCCTTCTCTCGACTTAGCGAAAGACAGTGCCAGTAATTTAGTCACGCAAGAGCGCGTTCCTTATGCAGTCAATGTAGCCCACGCAAAGAAACAGCAGAGCGAGCAGGCTGAAGTTGCAGGATCGGACGCATAGCAAGACGAGTCCGCCCATTTTTCTGAGAGACGTGTGGCGCTACAACTGGTTGACGAGGATGAGGCGTTGTTGCTTAGTCTGTACCGTGGCGCCATGGATGAACGCGCCAGGCAAAAAATAATGGAGGCGGCCAAAAGCGCCCCCAAACTACCAATTACATGACATCCACCACATCGAACCGCCCTGCCCTGGACCAGATCAATTCTGGGTAGAGTTCCGCCTCCCTTTCCATGAGGGGCAAATTTTCGGACTTCGCCCGCTGATCCATCCTGATGTATGCGCGCACCCACCGCTCTATCTCAGATTCGAAATCTGCCCGCGCTACGTCGCGCTGCCGCAGCCTCGCAACATAGTCATTGATTGCCGCTTCAATTTTTTTCATTCCCTTCCCCTGCCTATAAGTAACACCAAGCCGCGCCGACCAAATGCCCGCACGCGCCACGCCCATTGACGGCTCATAACCATGCGGATATGCAAAGCTTGCCCGCAGAGCAACAAATAGCGTACCCGAGATTCCATTTTTTCGAAATTGCTGAAATAGATAACCTGACTTATCGAGAACGTTAATTGGGCGTCACAATTACCGTCTATCCATTTCAATTCCGTGACGGTTGGTTAGAATCCTGCGGAAATGGGATTCATGATGCTGACACTCCGCGACCTCGAACTGATGCGACATATTGGGATGGAAAAGAGCCTAATTGCGGCAGGACGACGCGCGGGCATGGCAGCCCCATCAGCAACGAATCGGTTGAATAGAATTGAGGAAATTGTCGGGGAATCCCTGGTTATTCGAAGTGGCCGCCGATTCGAACTTACGCCGGCTGGCAAGATCGTGGCCGCGTCCGCCACCCTCATCGCTGACGAGCTGCGCAGGATGAACGAGCTGCTGCAGGGGCGGCAGCGCCACGGCCGACAGACGCTCAGACTAGCATGCTCAGACACGGTTTTAATGGGCGAATTGCCAGCGGTGCTTGGGGAGTTCCTGGGGGCGCATCCGACAATTGATGTGGCAGTGGTCAGCGGGGATTTCGATGCGGTCGCAGCCCTGGTGGCATCGGGAGAGGCTGATCTGGCGCTGTTTCCGCACCCGCCAGCTGGGCACGGCCTGCGCTCGATCCCCTACCGCCTGGAGCGGATTTGCTTAATTGTGCCGGATGGCCATGAGCTTGCGCGTCGACCTGGCGCAATAGCATTGGCCGACGCCCTGCCCTATGATTTTGTTTCGACTCACCACGATCTGCGCCTTACTAAATACATCGCGGATCACGCCCCCGAAAGCCTGCTGGTTCGCTCACGCGTCACCGTTGACACCCTGGCGGCCCAGGCTGAAATTATCGCACGGTCCAGGCTTGGAATTGGCCTGACCGTCGAATCAATTGCGAGGCAGGCAGCACGCACATATCCGGTGAAAATGATACCGCTTGCCGACAAGTGGGCGCGCCTTGATTTCCATTTGCTCGCAAAAAATCTCGATAATTTGGGCGAGGTAGCATCGTTATTTGCTCAACACATAAAGTCACGAGTTGCGTGATTGTTGGATAGAATATTTTTGTTGTTTTTCATCAAATCCGCAATGGATCAGCCCGTCACTTGTGCAGCAAGCAACATATTTGATGCAATAATTTGCTACTTTTCATAGAATTAGCATTCTATATAATGCTGCGGCGCAACGGTCTGCGCCAACTAAACTGGGACGAGAATGAAAAAAATACTACCGCTCTTGCTGCTCGCTTGCGGGCTGCACGGATCCTCATGGGCCCAAGATGCATCGAACAAGGGAACAAAAAAATCAACACAACCAAAACAGGGAGCGGATTCGAAATCTTCACAGAAAAAGGTGAGTGATTTAGCGGCATTCTCCCAAGACCCATTTGATGCGAACGCCGAAACCCTCCCCATTGACTTTCGTGGACATAGTTGCATTGCGATCTCAGACAGGCTTAAGGCATTCAAATTAAAAAAAGATGAATTTGAATCCACAAAGGCTTACGCTGAGCGTGTCGAGCACGTCAAATCTGAGCCCATCTATGGCAACTTAAATGGCTCAAGCATAATAGCCATGTCGCCAGATAAGCCCTTGCTTATGCCTAACTACAATGCGGATACTGAAACAATGACGGTACGCATGTTGTCTCACGGCAGCAGAACAACCATGATTGGAGAGGGCTTCTTTTCCTCGGCCTTGATCAATAGCAGCCTATCAAGCACGCAGAAGTACATCGGGGAAAATGGGTATGGAAAGAAAGTTGAAATAACAAGCTCCATTTATGATGCTTGCGGAATTACATTTGCGAATATTAAGTCCCAGGGCCCCTCGACTGGCATCCCTTCAGATTTCTCGTTTAAGATTTCACCCGATGATGCAAGACTAAACAAGGGCGCAATTCGCATTCTCTACATCGCGAAGCTAGAGTCCCCATTTCTTTCCAGATACGGCAACATGATAAAGCCGACAATGGATAACCCGATAGAATTGCTTTGGAATGGTGACTCCCTTGTGATGAAACTGTCGCAGGTTTGGCTGTATAGCTCCGTAACTGGCAAGGTTTTCTCAAAAGAGCTCTTGCAATAATTGCTCCAAGGCGGAGCCTCAACTGCAAGCAAAAATTGAAGCCCGCCCCACGCGGGCTTTTTAATTCGGATTTGCAATTATTGAATAGATTTCATGTTGTAAATTTGCATATAATTGATGCGCGCAACGGCACGCTCCTATGCCGCAACATCAATAACGATGACCAAGATTTTTGGCTTGCTCCTAGCGCTCAGTCTTACGATTCCCGCACTTGCTGCGGATGGCTTGCCTATCCTCCAACCAGACGAGGTGATAGCTAAATACGGCAAACCAGACTCAGTAAGATCAAGCGAGTATGAAAAGCCGCGACCTCCACTTGTAACCAAGATGCTTGAGTACAAAAAGGAGCATGTGCGCGTCACGCTGCTTGCAGGCGGAAAAGTCGGCAACCCACCGCCTTACAAATCCTGGCATTTAATAGGATATCAAGACCCGCGAGATAATAGCGTTATAACAAAAGAGGAGGCTGAAAAGCGACTTCTAGGGAGATTGAAAAAATAACAAGCCCGCCGCGGTGGGTGAAAAAAGAATCTGGGGTGATTCCCGGACTGCGGACCATCAATCCGCTTAAGGTGTTGCCGTAGCAGCTCGGAGGACATGGATATGGCACTGAGCGGCGAGATCGGCAATGCCGAACTGCAATGGAGGCGGTGCCTACGTTGTAGCGCGCCATCGTAGCTGCAGCTACACCGGCTAGCGCCTGGCAAGGCGCGATATAAATGCCGACCCTAACCTGTTGGCAGGCCTGCCGGCATAAATGAGGCTCACGCCATGTTTAAGCTGACATGTAAAGCAATAAAGGTGGAAGTCAACCTATGGGCTGTTGCAGCAATTTTGCATCAGATTTTCAGTTGGCTTTCTTCCTAAGAGTGTGGGGCGGCGCAGGCCGTCCCATTTCTTAATCGACTTCTGGCGACGTATTTTCAGCCTTCTTTGCAGTTGCGAGGAGCAAGCTAATGGCCTGCGTCAATTCTTGCAGCGCCTTAATATCTCCCTTAATAACGCCCCCCTGCCCGACAACTTTCAGTTGATATCTACCAGAGCTTCGCTTTGTTAGCTGAATCATATATTTCGGTGGCGCACTCATATTTTTCCTCGCCCAAGCGGGCTCGAATTATTTTCTACTTTTATTTCCCCTCTATGGGTACTCAAAAAGTCCCTTATCTTGCTCTTGAAGTTCGCTTTTGATCTTGCCTTCTAAGGTCAAAAGCCGGTCGCTTCAAAGTCCTACCAGGTGGCGGGAAAGACTCAGCCATCCTTAGCCGAGCCTTTACATATAGACCAGTACGACGTCTTTATGACTCGTCAGCCTCTTCGGTCTAGGGCGCTAACTTCGCCACCCTCGTGCGTCTCTCAGACCATCCTCACAGTACGCCTATCCCAACACCCCTGCCGGCGGTTCCCGACGAGTGCTGCGGCCGCCTGAAATTTTGACGACGTGAAAATTATATAGCAAAGTATAGCAAATTGCTCTTGCTAAGTTAAAAGCAAATTGCTATAGTCCAGTTATCGAACAGCAACCACCGGAGAAAACCATGTCCCCAGCAGAACTCGCAGCACTTGAAGCAGTCCTCATCGCCCACGGCGAAGTCATCCCGGTGGTTCGCATTGAAGTGCGCGGCTAATCGTTATGAGTGCCCGCGACCACGACGCCAGCGAACTGCGTGAAGAAATGATCGCCAAGCTGACCGCCGAGAAATACGAAGCCGCGCGCACCGTCGTGCTGACTGGCAGCGCCGGCGCAAGCGGCATTGCCAACCTGCTGCTGGACAGCCTGGCCGAGCCTGGCGCAATGAATGTGCTGGCGCGAGTGGCATTGAGCTGCGACGCCGAGACTTCCGGCCAGGCACTGAAATCATTTGTCGTAAATGCGCTGGTAGCAGATGCAGATGCGCAAGCCACAAAAGAGGTGGATGGCGCTGTGCGCAGCGACCCGGAAAGCTGCCAGGCCAAGACCCGCGCCCAGGTAGTTGCACTGAACAAGTTGCAGATTTAGCGGTCGCCCGCGCCGTAGGCAAGGCGGGACAGGACTGGCGGCCCGATTAACTGCCCTGTGGGATCAGGATGCCCCACCTCCCTGCGCAGGTGACCCGAAAGGGCAAGCGCAGGAACCACATGGCTGCTGACTGCCGAGGAACCTAGACCACACAGGTAAAGCTGGTGCAAACAGGTGGGCGGATTGGCGGGGCAGTCGGCAGCCATGTGGTGGTCGCATGACCGAATCTGACCGGCTAGCACCCGCTCCGCAACGCTACGGACTAGCGATGCGTAAAGGTGAAGGTAGCCCGGCCGCCACAAATTGCGTCAGCGGTCACGCGATGTAGCAAATGCCGGGGATAAGACCCGCACCGGCCGCGCTTCCTGGCGTACGCAGGATTGAATGCCCCGAGTGGACTTGGTGTCGGACAGTGCGGCCGACACCTGCAGGGTTCGAATCCTTGCCGGGGCGCCAGATCATAACCAGAGGAGCGGCAACATGAATTGCGACTGCGTAAAAACAATCGAAACCAAGCTGGCCAGCGCGCCATTCATCGTGGCCAAGGCTGGCAGCGATATCAAGGTCGAGTGCCAGGCCACCGGCCTTGCCATGTTGGATGACATGGGCATGCGCAGCACGATCAACATTCCGTTCCGGATTCGCGGTACCGGCAAGGGCTTTTCCAGCGCCAAGGGCAAGGAAATGCCATGCGTCGCTAGCCACTGCCCTTTCTGCGGCCGCACGACTGGTCGCTACGTTGTCGGCGAAGACGTAGGAATCGCAGCTGCGATGACCCCAACCTACGCCAAAGCTTTTCGCCATAAACCTGACTACGTGGCCGCATGGCCAGATAAGGCATCCCAAGCGATGCTGCGCGCCTATGGAGTTACTAAAGACGTGCACCTCACGACGTTTTTCGACGGATTTTCACAACTTATCTCGCTCAAGCCATGGGATTGGACCATCCCGATGGAGGCGCGTATTGACGCTGTGCACGAGTGGCCCGTTGGAAGTGATCTTTATCTTGTTGCCGAACTTGGTGAGTGTGATTGGTCGCGCTCCATCAACGAGCACTATCTGAAGCAAGGGGCGCAAGAGGATTTGCCTCACCGTCCACATATCACCCTGGCAAAGCGGGTGCCTGCCGGAACGGCGCAAAGCTTTCAAGAATTGGTTGGGCGTGTCATTCGATTTGATCGTCATGGCCGGGAAATCAAGGGTGGAGGTGTTTCCGAGGCAAATGGAGCGGCACTTAATGCGGCGGCCACAGCATGAGCTACATCATCACCATCCGCACCGCAAGCACGGCGTACAGCTTCGCCGCCATCGGCAACCTGGGCGCGCTGATCGATGCCGCCTACGACGATGGCGCCCTGGGCGTCACGGCAATGGTGCAGCCATGATCGGCGCCATGCAAAAGGCGCTGATCGAGGTCGGCATGCTCAAACCTCGAAGTGGGCCGGTCACACCGCAAAACCCATCGCGTCGTGCCGTGGCTCGCGTCAAGAATCCATTGCCGGTGCCCACCGAGTGCCCGTATTGCGCGGCGCCCGTGAAACTGGTCAATAACAGTCAGATTTACGCTGGCCGCGAGTTCGGCGAATGGCCCTGGGTCTACAAGTGCACGGACAAGGAGTGCGACAGCTACGTCGGCCTTCACCCCTTCACGGCAATTCCGCTGGGCACCCTGGCTGATGCGCGCTTGCGTCGAGCCAGGAAACAAGCAAAGGATGCGTTCAACCCGATGTGGCAAAGCGGAGAAATGAGCCGGGATGCTGCATATGCATGGCTGGCCGCCTCACTGGGAATTGCCGACGTGAACGAGTGCCATATCGGCTGGTTCGATGTTGCGATGTGTGCCCGGGCGGTTGCAGTTTGCGATCCAGATGGAAGCGGAAAGCAAACCGTGGCCACAGACGATCTGCTGGCCCTTATCGCGAAAGTGCGCCAGATGCAGCGGAATTTTGAGCTGTGCCTGACGAGCAAACAGGACGACTGGCTCGAAGACATTCTCGATAGTGCCGAAGCTGGCGCGCCGCGAGTCTCCGCAAATGGCCGCAAGTTTCTGGAAACCTGTGCAAGCGGCTTTTACTCGGACGGGTTTGCGCCATGACCGCCCTCGTCCATCGCCTGCTGTCCGCCAGCCGCTACCACTGGGCGCGCTACCAGCACTGGATGAACAAAGTTCGCCTGTCCGGCGTGCGCCACGAACTGGCTGGCCAGGACGAAATCCGAAAGGCGCTGATCAGCGCAAAGATCGAAGCAATGATCGAACTCGAAGCATCCGGCGAACGCTTGCAGCAGTTGGGCCGCGCCCACCGGGAGGCGCAGTGGCCGTCGAAAGTCAAACCGTGATGGACGTGGCCGGCCAGGTCTTACGCAACTGGCATGCCGGCCACGCCATCGTCTACGCCGTCCGCCTGGCGATGTTGAAAGCGGAAATTATAAAACTCACAAGGAAACAGACATGAATGCAGTTACCCGCGAAGCTCAGTCCGCCATGCACCTGCCAGCCCAGTCTGGCGGCGCCCTGGCACCCCGCACCAGCGGCCAGATGATCCTGGATGCAGCCCATATGGATAGCATGATCCGGCTGGCCGACATTATGGCATCGGGCAAGGCGACCTTGCCGCCAGCGTATCGGAACTCTCCTGGCGACTGCCTGGCCGTAATCATGCAGGCCATCTCCTGGCAGATGAATCCGTTCGCCGTGGCGCAGAAAACCCACTTCGTCAACGGCAACATTGGCTATGAAGCCCAGTTGGTCCACGCAGCAGTGACAGCCTCGGGCATCCTGACCCAGGACGACTTCGACTATGAGTATTACGGCCCATGGGAGAAGGTAATTGGCAAATACGATATCAAGAAAGGCGATAAGGGCGAATACCGCACCCCAGCTTGGCACTTGTCAGACGAAATCGGCCTGGGCGTCCGCGTCTCCGCGACCATCCGCGCCACAGGCAAAGTCAAGGTGCTGGATTTGCTACTTGCTCAAGCACGAACCCGCAACTCCACGCTTTGGGCGGATGACCCGAAACAGCAATTGGGCTACCTCGCCGTGAAGAAGTGGGCGCGCCAATATGCGCCTGGCGTGATCCTCGGCGTCTATACGCCTGACGAGTTGGAGGCGGACTACCGCGAACCGCGCGATATCACACCCTCGGCTACCAGCTCCAGCGCCACAGGTGCGCAAGACCTGCTTCCCGAATGCACTGATGAACTGTTCGCGGAAAAAACCCCCGAATGGCGCCAGATCATCCTCAGTAAGAAAAAAACGCCGGCGCAACTCATCGCCATGCTCAGCACTCGCGCCACCTTCACCGAAGCGCAAAAACTGACGATCGACAGCTGGTCGCACGAAAACGAGTAATCACCGCAACCACACAAGAAAACCACCGAGGACACATTATGCAACGCGAAAACACACTGACCCGTGAAATCCATAGCCTGCTGCAGGGCAGCGACGACTGGCACGCCTTCCGCTTTAACCACCACGGCGCCAGCGAGGCAGCCGCGATGCTGGGCCTGTCGAAGAAGGCAACTCGCAGCGAACTGGTGCGCATGAAGGCTACCGGCCTGGCTAAGGAATTTAGCGACTGGGTGCAGGAAAACATTCTGGATTATGGCCACGAGGTCGAAGCGCTTGCGCGTCCGCACGCTGAAAAAATCATTGGCGACGAGCTGTACCCGGCAACGCTGTCACTCGGAAAGGAAAGCGCATCCTGCGACGGCCTGAATATGGCTGAAACCATCGGATTCGAGCACAAGCAGTGGAATGCTGCGCTGGCCGCGTCGGTCAGCACCGGCGTGCTGCCGGAAGAGCATCAGCCACAGGTCCAGCAGCAACTGATGGTGACGGGCGCCGACAAGTGGCTGTTTATGACGTCCGACGGCACCGAAGAAAGCATGGTCTGGATGTGGATCTATCCCGATACGGCCTGGTTCGAGCGCATCGTCGCCGGCTGGGAGCAGTTCGATATCGACGTGGTGAACTACAGGCAGGTGGATATTATCGAGAAGCCGGCAGCTGAGCCTATCTGCGCCCTGCCCGCTCTGGTCGTCCAGACCGAAGGCAAGGTCGTCAGCAGCAATCTGGCCGCCTACAAGGGCGCTGCCGAGCGCTTCCTGGCCGGCATCAAGACGGAACTGGTGGATGACCAGGACTTCGCGGATGCCGAAAACAACGTCAAATTCTGCGGCGAAGCTGAGGGCAAGCTGGAACTGGCCAAAGCCGCCGCACTGGCGCAGACCGCCACCATCGATGAGGTGATGCGCACGGTCGACCACATCAAGGCGCAATTCCGCACCAAGCGCCTGGAGCTGGAAAAGCTGGTCAAAACCCGCAAAGAGCAGATCAAAGAAACGATCCTGAACGAAGGCCGGCACGAATTCACCTCCCACGTGGCCGCGCTCGAAGCTGAGATTACACCGCTGCGCCTGCAGCAGCAACAGCCAGACTTCGCTGGCGCCATGAAGAATAAGCGCACCCTGGCCAGCCTGCGCGATGCGGTCAGCACCACGCTGGCCAACGCAAAAATTGCAGCCAACACGCAAGCGGCCGACTACCGCGCCAAGCAGGCCTGGTGCAAAGAGCATGCGGCTGGCTACGGCTTCCTGTTCATGGACATGGCCGCGATCATCGGCAAGCCCATGGAAGATTTCCAGCTCGTCATCAACACCCGCATCGCCGACCACAAACGTGCCGAGGAAGTGAAGCAAGAAGCCCTGCGCGCCCAAATTGCCGCGCAGGAGCAAGCCAAGGCCGAGGCCGCTGCAGCAGCGAAACTTGCCGCCGAGCGCAAGGCGGATGCTGATCGCCTGGCTGCCGAGCAGGCGCGCGTAGCTGAAGAGGCAAAGGTCGCAACCGAACGCCAGGCCGCCGCCGAACAAGCGGAGCGCGACCGCGCAGCCGCACTGGCTGAGCAAGGCCGCCTGTCCGACCTCGCCAATCAGCAAGCTGCGCAGGCGCAGGTTCATGAGGCCGCGCCAGCCAAGCCATCAGCAACCAGCGCGGTATCGCCGACGGCAACCGACTTGTTCGCCGAAGCGGGCACGGCCAAGTCTTCCCACCCATCCACACCGCCGACGCTGCGTCTGGGCCAGATCAACGAGCGCATCGCTCCGTTGGCCATCAATGCCGACGGCCTGCGCGCCTTGGGCTTCGAGCCATCGGCGCGCGACAGGGCGGCGATGTTCTATCACGAGCACGAGTTCGCCAGCATCTGCGCCGCCCTGATCCGCCACCTTGGCTCTATTCAAGCCAAGCAGGCAGCTTAATCACCCTCACCCACTACGGAGAAATCGCATGCATACCGCAAATTCCATCCCGCTCACCGCCATCGTGTCGAGCCAAATTGCTGCCATCGGCCACGACGAGGCCACCAATACCCTGGCGATCCAGTTCCTGAGCAAGGGCGCCAAGGGCAACGTGTATCACTACGCCAACTTTTCGAAAGCCGATTATGCCGCTCTGGTTGGCGCCGAATCGATTGGCAGTCACTTTTACAAAAGCATCAAGCCGAAGGCCGACAAGCACCCGTTCAAGAATATGGGCATGGCGAGCGCTGAGCTGACGCCGAAGGCGACGCTGGCATGAGTGCCCGCAAGCGCCGCGCGACCCGCAAGATTGCCTTGATAGTCCGAATGGACGGCACTCGATCGCGGATGCTTGATTGCATATTGGCTGCCGCCATGTTCGGCGCGACGCCGGCATCTCGCTACTGGAAATCTTGCATGATCCCACTTGGCAGAGCTCTGGGCCGGCGCGGACTTGGCACTCGCGCCCTGGTCGCTACCGTAGCTGCACGACAGCGCCGCGTTGCGGCAGGAGGGCGGCCATGACCTCGCGCCTCAAAGCAGGCGCGCCGCCATGACAGAAATCGTGCTTATGAAAACGGCCAACATCCTCGTGCCGCACGACGAGGCGGCGGCCGAGTTTATCCAAAAGATGAAGGCCGGCGCGCTGATGCACGCCGATTTCAAAAAAGTACGAAATTATCAGTTTCACAAGAAGTACTTCGCGCTGGTGACTTTTGCCTTTGACCAGTGGGAGCCGCGCGGCGGCCTGACCTACAAGGGCCAGCCGGTGGCGAAGAACAAGGAACGGTTCAGGAAAGACGTGGCGATCCTGGCCGGATTCTTTGAATCGACGGTGAATCTCAAGGGCGAGGTACGCCTGGAAGCAAAAAGCATTTCGTTTGCACAGATGGATGAGATCGAGTTCGAGGCGCTGTATAGCAAGACCATCGACGTGATTTTGTCCAGGATTTTGACCCAATACACGCGCGACGACCTGGAAGAGGTTGTTGAGCAATTGCTGCGGTTTGACCGCTGAAAGGTATCAGATGTTCTTCAAGAACCTGCAAATTTACCGTTTGCCCCAAAACTGGGCGTGCACTCCAGAACAGCTGGAAGAAGCCCTGGCCTCGAACAAATTTACGCCGCCAACCAGCATGGACCTGATGCGCCAGGGCTGGGACGCACCTCGGCCGAATGGCGGCTTGGTCCACTCAGTGAACAAGCAGATGCTGATCCTGCTGGGGACAGAGAAGAAACTCTTACCGGCCACCGTGATCAACCAGGTGGCCAAAGCCCGCGCCTCTGAAATGGAAGAAGCGCAAGGTTTTGCCCCAGGCAAGAAAGCCATGAAGGAATTGAAAGAGCGGGTAGCTGACGAATTGCTGCCGCGCGCCTTCAGCATTCGCAGCGATGTGTGGACCTGGATCGACCCTGTCAATGGCTGGCTGGTGGTTGATGCGGCCAGCCCATCCAAGGCTGATGAAGTGGTCAAGATGCTGCTGAAATCCGTCGACAAATTGCCCCTGGAGAGCCTGCGCGTGCAGCGCTCGCCAGTGGCGGCGATGACCGAATGGCTCCAGGCAGACGATGCACCTGCCGGTTTCACGGTCGATCAAGACGCGATCATGCGCGCCACGGGCGAAAGCAAGGCCCAGGTGGCATACAAGCGCCACACGCTGGAAGCTGATGATATCCGCCGTCACATCGCCGCCGGCAAGCAGTGCACGCGCCTGGCCATGACGTGGAACGACAAGATCTCCTTCGTGCTGGATGAATCGGCGGCGATCAAGAGCGTCAAGCCGCTGGACGTGATTAAAGAAACGGACGCTACCACCAAGAACGATGAGGAGCGCTTCGACGCCGATTTCATGCTGATGACGGCCGAAATGGCGAAGATGCTGGCCGACGTGGTCGAGGCGCTGGGCGGCGAGGCTGACGTCGAAAAGCCAGCGCCGCGCGCGGCAGATGCCGCGCCAGCCAAGGGCGACGAGCCAGTGCGCACACAACGCCCTGTGACCGGCGAAGTCCCGGCCGTCGTAGCGCCGGGCGACGGCAGCGCTGATGATCCGCTCTACGCCCAGGCC